AATTCCTCATCTAGCCATGTGTCCAGATGGCATCTACCCATTCGACATGCTACTGCATGGCACCCGTTGTCTCCCATCGTACGCATCCATAGTAGCAGAGCTGCGACTTGGTAGTCAATTGCTCCTTTTTGCAGTTTGATCACAGTCACCTCGCAATCCGTTAGTGGTGAAATAGAGTTGAGTACGCTTAGCAGGCTGACCCTCATCTTTCCGACAAATCCAGCCGGTACTTGTGCAAATCCATCAGTCATGTCAGTACTCGGTATGATTACACGTTCTTGTTTTCTTCTACAGTAGTTACTAGGGTGGGCAAACCATGCTGCCCAACTAGGTGCTGCCAACGTGCTGCAGCCTCGGCCCCTGCGAGCCCATACCCGGCTGCTAGTTGCAGCCTCGTGGCGCAGCAGCGGGGCAGGTGCATCAGCGCAGACTGCCTACCGCACTCAGTACTGCAACGTCTGGCGCAATTGCGGCAGAGTCCTCTGACAATGTAGCTCCATCTGTCGTTGTTCCTGAGCCACTCACCTCCATGGATTCGGATTGTCGTGGGGATCGAAAATTTTCGTCAGGGGGGCTGTCTGCCTCTGTGTTGTTGTTAGCTGGTGGGTCCTCTTGCGGCGGCGGGTCGTGCTTTGCATTTGCAGCTTTGTCTGCCTCTAATGCACGCAGTTCTGTTAATGCCAACGCTTCTTGCAATCTAGTGATGATCAAGTCTTTTGTGGTTACGGTGGCATTCGTCGGCAGTGCGGATGGGCTGAAATTAGCTGCCTGGATTAGCCATGTTATAGAATCACGGTCTCCTATCAATTCACCGGGCACGGCCCATTCCTCAGCTGTTTTTAATGACAATGCTGCCTTGAAGCCTCCATATTCAGCAGGCATCTCCTGCGCGGTTGTTATAATGGTGCGTATCACCCTATCGTCCGAAGCCATTTCTTTGAGTCTCTGGGGTGGGTTCGTTAGGCTTTGGTCGCGGTTTTTGGCCTTAGGAACGGTCTGTGGCAGATCTGGTGTTTGTGGAGCTGGGCCATTTCCTGCTTGGGGCATCTCGGGATCACGACCTCCTCCACCTGTGTTGTCAGCGGGTTCAGTCGGCTGTAGTATTGTTGGGGCTGGGTCAGCCCACAGTTTTGCAAATTCAGCCCCAGTATTGATTGAGTGGCCACTCCTGTCTACATACCATTGCCCCTTCGCGCGCTGTCTGCACATATTGCTAAATCTTGTCAATACTTGTCTGTTTGGGAACTTTGCACTTATGGTATATCTATGGGTACCCAGCACATTTCTGTCAGGGAAATTAGTTTGTGTGCGCATTGGTGTCCTCATTGGTGAGCGAGCAACAATATGTGGGTCCAGACATGCAACAGTGGTATATACTACTTCAGCACCTGCTTCTTGCAAGACCGCGCTGAGCAGTGCTTTCGAGCCAACAAATCCGGTGGCTTCTACTGTCACATATGCACCTATAGGAATATTGTGAAT